TTATTAATTGCATCGGCTTTAATTACCGCGCTGGTACTTGCGCTTAGCTCAGTTGGTTTAATTTTAACCTCCGGTCATCAAAACTATGAGCCTGTAATCCGCCAAACCAGAAAAATTAGAGTTAAACAATTTGGTGTTTTTGACCGCGCCATAAAGGTGAATGGCCGCACTTATTACAGAGAAATTGAAACCGACACTTTTTTAGACGAGTGCTTACTTGATGATAAAGAACTCGAACAAGCTAAAACCTTAGTAGTTGAAGAAATGGACAGTAAGCCTTGGCTTACTGATAAACATTAACAAACCGCGCTCGGCGCAAAGTGAAAACCATGCAAAACAAAAGTAAAAATCATCAGCAACAAGGTGGCTGCAACCGCCGTGTTGTAAATAAAGGCTTATCAAAACTTACTCAGCAAGCAATGCGAGATGCTGAATATAGAAAAGAGCTAAGGGCTATCGAGCGCGCTCATTCTATTGGAGGGATTGATTATGATTAAAGCCACAGCAGAACAATACGCCTTTCATCGTGATAGCGCTCCAACAGCAGCTGACTACAAAAAAGCATACGAATTTTTTGATAAAAACAACGCTAAGCGTGTTGCTATGGGCATTAAACCAATAGCTTTAGTTGATCATGATGTTCCTGAAAAGTTCAGGAGGGCAGCAAAGTGATCCACCCTAACGAACTAATTGTTGATAACTACTCTGGCGGCGGTGGTGCATCGGTTGGTATTGAAATGGCATTAAAGCCAATAGGCCGTGCGGTTGATATAGCTGTAAACCATTGCCCTAGCGCTATTGATATGCACACCTTAAACCACCCAAACGCCACCCATTATTGTGAATCTGCTTTTGATGTTGATCCTGTTGTTGCTTGCAATGGCCGTCCGGTTGGGCTTGGTTGGTTTAGCCCTGATTGCCGCCACTTTTCAAAAGCGAAAGGTGCAAAGCCAGTAGACCGCGCTATTCGTGGTTTAGCTTGGCTTGTTGTTAAGTGGGGTGCATTAGTCAAGATGCGAATCTTCAAACTTGAGAATGTTGAAGAGTTCTTGACGTGGGGGCCATTGATTGAAGACGAAAACGGAAAGTTAGTACCAGATAAAGACCGAGCTGGTGAAACCTTTGAGGGCTTTTTATTAACCCTTACAACCGGGATGCCATTAAATCACCCTGCATGGAAAGATTTAAACGCTAGCTTATTTCGTTGTAACTACGATTTAAAGCAAAAGCTAGCCATATTTAAGGCTGCAAAAAATGGGCTTGGCTATAACGTTAAGCACGATTATATGAGCGCCCACGATTACGGTGTGCCAACAAGCCGCCGCCGTTTATTTATGGTTGGCCGTAATGATGGTTTGCCAGTTGTATTCCCTAAGCCTACACATGGGCCAAAAGGTAGCGGTTTATTACCTTATCGAACAGCCGCTGAAATTATAGATTGGTCTATACCGGCTCGTTCTATTTTTGACCCAACTAGACCAAAGCCGGTTGCTAAAAAATCACTTGAAAGACTAGGTAAAGGCGTTGAGCGTTTTGTTATAGATAATGACGACCCGTTCTTTGTTGAGCCTGAAATGGTTGTGCCGTTTATCACTGAGCATGCTAATGCATCAAGCCAGCGAAACATGGCAATTAATGAACCATTACGCACGTTATGCGCTCAAGTTAAAGGTGGCCACTTTGCATTGGTTGCTTGTTCAATTGTTAAGTACAGAGGTGACAACGTAGGCCATAAAGTTGACGAACCGCTGCACACAATAAGCGCCGGGGGGAATCATCTAGGTTTGGTAAAAGCTTATTTAGTTAAGTATTACGGTAATGGCGCCATTAATACGTTGAATAACCCACTAGACACAATCAGTACTCGTGACCGATTTGGTTTGGTGATCATCAAGGGTGAAAAGTATCAAATAGTCGACATTGCTATGCGTATGTTACAGCCGCATGAGCTGTTCTTAGCAATGGGCTTTCCTGCTGATTACATTATATCTCACAACTCACAAGGCAAGAAAAACAGCAAAGCGGATCAAGTGGCCCGTTGTGGTAATGCTGTTTGTCCACCAGTTGCAGCTGCTTTAGTTGCTGCCAATGTATTTGTTGAGCCAGAAAGAATGGCTGCGTAGGGGGAACTATGGAACATGAATATAAAGAGTTCGACATTAAAAAGTACAACCAATTAAAAACACTGGCAGCAAAAGCGGCCTATTTGCTTACATGCAGAATAACAACCCGCGAAGCAATTAAATGCACAACGCCATGCTTTCAGGCAAAGGTCGGTACAGTTGAGTTACCAGTGTACGGTGACGATGAAAAGCAGACAGTAGAAAAAGCGGTGTTTTGGCTTAAAGAGTCATCACTTAATTACAAAGCACTTAGCGAAGCGGGGATCTAGTTATGGCAAACAAAAAGTACAACATGGCTTATCAAGTAGATAGTAATGAGGGTTTTGGTTGCATTGTTTTTCATAATCATGGGATGGCAGCTAGGAGAATTGGCGCTGATGAGTTAAACGCCGATTTTGAGTCAACTACAGTCAGAAGATCACCCGAGTTTGATATGTATCATGAACAAGGTTACGTACCTCAGAAAGCCCTTTTTGACCATGGTTGGTGGGGGGAATGTAACAACTGTGGCATGCGTATTGGTAATGATGAATGTGATCCTGATGAGGGTATAGACCCATCAGATTTTGTTTTTAACGATAGGTTAGTTTATTGCAGTTCTAGTTGTAAAAAACAATTAGATGATGAGAAGAAAGAGCAAAACTTGAAGTTTTTAAATTTCAAAGAAAAAGTAACTAGCTTAAGGCCAGACCTCAAGTTTATAAAATTTGAGGGTGAGTACCCTTATAGAACAATACGCGCGTCTTTTTCTTTCCCGGGAGGCAAATATAACGGGAGTGTAAAACTAGGAGACTCTGGAGAGCTTGTTTGGAGCGTTACCCGTTATGACCTAGAAGCATACAATAAGTATGAAGCAGAAAGGGAGAGAAACCATGGCAGTTTTTAAACGATTAACCCGTGAAGAAATACTCAAGGACTATACACATTACGGCCTTATGTATGGTGTTGTGCCTATCTACGTTGGTGATCCTAATGGTGAGAGTCGCGTTTGTGTTCGTAATTGGTGGCCAGATTGGTTACTTGATTTGGCTGATGGTGTTTTCTTTATTTGCTCATCTATTTATTTACACATTGATGACGAATACGAACCTAACTTCTTTTATAAGTTAACGGCTGAAATTCATGATGAAAACGAATGCGCTTGCTGTAAGCCAGAACCGTTTGCTGATAGATATTGCCCTACTTGCTTAGGGCCTGTCTGCCCTAAGACGGGCAACCATTGGGAGTCGTGTGAGTACGAAGCCAGCACAGGAAACTGGATTAACCCGGTTCAACCATTAACTGAGCGTCAAATGATAAATGCGAAGTTAGCCAAAAGTGAAAGCACTTTGCTTGAGTTAACTCAAGAAGCGAAACGAGAGCAAGCAAAAATAGCTCAATTAAAATCAAGTCTTAAGAAAATATAAGTAGGATAAACAATGCAACCTAATAATTACGGACAGCAAAATAATCACGCGCCACAAAATACACAGCAAGGCGGTAACCAAGTTAGCCAGCCAATCGACAAAGGTTATATTAAAGTGGTTAGAGAGTACATTGAAAAGAAAGTAAATGGCCAAGTCGTTTTTATACAGGGAACCAACCAGCCACAAATGACGCCACTTTACAAAGTTGTTGGAGAAGTTACGCGATGGCCAAAGCAAAACGCTCAAGGATTTTTTGATAAAGTTAAAATGTATCCGGGTACTACTATTTTGGAATCATTAACTGAAGGTGTTATTGATTGGAAATCTCAACGCCCGGCAAATAATCAAGGTGGATACTAATATGTGGTTTAGCAACTTAATAGCATACAAATTTAAACAAGATGTTTGTTACGACCAAGCTGAGTTTGAAAAAGCGCTTGAACAAGATGTATCAAGAACACCTGGTCAAAAAGAGTTGAGCACTATGGGCTGGACTAAAGCGCTTGGTAAACATGGCAGCACATTAGCCCATTTTAGCGAAAATCGTATTTTGATCTGCAGTAAGACCATCGTGAAAGATATTAGTGCGGCGGCTATTAATGAGCAGCTGGCCGAAAAAGTTGATGTTATAGAACGTGAAGACCGCCGCCCGGTGTTGAAAAAAGAAAAAGACGAGTTAAAAGAGTCGATTTTGTTTTCGATGATGGAAACGGCCTATAACAAATCGTCTTTGCTTTATGCCTTTATTGATATGGAAAAGGGCTTGATTATTGTTAACTCATCGAGTTTTAACAAGGCCGAAGAACTGCTTGCTTTACTACGAAAATCACTCGGTACGCTGCCAGTGGTACCTATGTTTGCTAATGTTGATTTAGACGTGTATCTAACAAGTTGGCTATCTGACTATAAATCACCTGAAGGTTTTAAAATTGGTGGTGATGCTCACCTAGAAGAACCTGATGATAAAGCGGCTCAAACTAAGTTTAAGGGCCAAGACTTATCAAGCGACGAAGTTAAGGCACATTTGTTATCTGGTAGCCAAGTAACCAAGTTACAACTTAGTTATCAAGACCGCCTTACTTTTGATTTAGAGACTAATGGCCAAATTAAGCGCCTTAATTATGGTGGCGGCTTAAAAGAAGAAAACGCCGATATTTCAAATGAAGAAATGAGCAAAAAGCTTGATGCTGATTTTATTCTGGCCACAAGTGAAATTATCGAAATGCTTACCCAGTTGTTTGTTCGTGGTTTTGATGATTCTAGCTTTGCATCAACTAACGATTTAGAGATTAGTGTCGATAAAACCCCAGACTTAAAACAATCATTAGTTGATTACTTGCACACTGAACCATCAGAAGATCCTTTTTATGAGGATGCTGTTAGTTATGTAAAAGAAAGTAAAAAAGCTTCGGTTTCATCTTTACAGCGTAAGCTAAGAATTGGCTATAATCGAGCGGCTCGTTTAATAGAAGAGATGGAGCTGCAAGGGATTGTGACCGAACCACAGCATAATGGTGCGCGTGAGGTCCTTAAGTAACCAGTGATTACTTAATTAGAGATTTATTTAATTAAGTGTATTGACGAAATGGCATAGGTACGCTAGCCTATTCATTACAGTTGGATAACTGTGAAAACCGCCTTAACGGCGGTTTTTTTATGCCTGAAATTTGTCTGTTTCGTATTATCTGTCAATAAATCGATACTCAGTGATAGGGTGTAAAAATACCGCTGTTAAGTCACTAGCGCGTTGAAAAGACGTTATGCTTTTGAAGTGGGCGCGAGCTTAGTGGCCAGACTAAACCCGCATTTGAACCCATTGATTGGATCATGAGCCAAACCAAGGCCCACCACTCTACTGCAGAGAGTTGGTAGGATACTACCAAATTAATCAGTTGGATTCATGATAAATAAAAATTTTAATAACGGTGAGATTACTTTAGTAAATGCAGACTCACTGGAATATCTTAAAACACTTCCCGACAATTCTATTGATTTAATAGCGACTGACCCGCCTTATTTTCAGGTTAAGTCAAACGCTTGGGATAATCAGTGGAGTGATTCAGCCGCCTTTTTAGCGTGGCTTGATGAAATTCTTTGTGAGTTTTGGCGCATATTAAAGCCAAACGGCAGCTTATATTTGTTTTGTGGCCATGCATTAGCCGCTGACACTGAAATATTAATTAGATCACGTTTTAACGTACTAAATAATATTGTGTGGACTAAGCCAAGTGGCCCATGGAATAGAGCTTGCAAAAAAGAGCTACGCAAATACTTTGGTGCAACTGAGCGCATTATTTTTGCTGAGCATTATGGCAGCGAAGGTTATGCAAAAGGCAGCGCGGGTTATGCGACTAAATGCGCAGCTGCTCGTAAAGAAGTATTTAAACCGCTTATTGATTATTTTCGTGATGCAAAGAATAAGCTTGGCATTCGAGCAAAAGATATTAACGAGGCTACTGGCACTCAAATGTGCAGCCATTGGTTTAGTGATAGCCAATGGGCTTTACCATCGGCAGAAAATTACGCCAAGCTACAGGCTTTGTTTAAATCTAAGGGTGAAGCGTTAAAGCTTAGCCATGCAGAGTTAACCAACCAATACGGTGAGCTGCAAAAAGAGTATCAAGAGTTAACGGCATCTTATGATGAACTTAAAGCGCAATACGAAAGCTTGCGCCGCCCGTTCTCAGTTTCTAAAGAGGTGCCGTTTACTGACCATTGGCACTTTAAGTCTGTTCAGTATTATCCGGGTAAGCACCCATGTGAAAAGCCAGCTGAAATTATGGAACACATTGTTAGCTCAAGCTCACGCGAGGGTGATGTTGTTCTTGATGCGTTTGGTGGCTCACAAAGCACTGGTAAAGCCTGTTTAAAGCTAGGCCTTAAATACATTGGTATTGAGCTAGAAGAAGAAACATTCGATAGGTCAGTTGCTGCTTTTGAGCAGTTAGTAAAATGATGATCTGAAATTAACGAAACAGGCCAGCCAATGCTGGCCTTTTTATTGGGTGAAGCTATGCGTTAGAAAAACAAACAAGTAGTAGCGTGTTAATTAATTGGTGCACGTTTTATCAGTAAACCAACATGTGATAGCTACGTATCCCGCATGAGGCTATTAGCAGGGATTAGTTCGAATTGGCGACTCGTTAAAGCATAAGTAAGCCTTAAAAGATTGAATGTTATTTTAGCCTTGGATAGACCAGGGCTTTTTATTGGGGTTTTTATGGATATTGGGACAATTCAAGCACTGGTTGGCTTGCTTACTTTAATCGTATTGGTTGTCAGCGGTGTGGCTTTTTACTTAAGCAGCAGCCTGATTTCCACTAAAGACAAGTTGCAAGAACTTCAAGTCGACGTTGCCAAAAATTATGTGACTAAAGATGAGCACGAAAACTATGTGACTAAAGAAATTAACGGACTTAAAGAGTTAATTTTAAGGATTGAAAGTTACATTAAAGACGAGAAACCAAACAAGGCTAACAGCAATGCATGATCTTAATAGACTATGTTGTTCTGTATTAGCTTATGAAGAAGGCTTCCGTTCCCGTGCATATCATTGCTCTGAAGGTTATCCAACAATTGGGTATGGCTTTAAATTAGGCCCACGTAATGCCGCTCTTAACTTTTATAAATTCAGCATAAGCAAAGAGGTTGCAACCGTTTGGCTCTCTGAATTAGTTGATAAAGTTATCGCTGACATGCATCGATGCCCAACAATAAGAGCAGCATGGGATGTTAGTAATGATGCCCGTAAAACTATTTTAGTCTCTATGGCATATCAAATGGGAATTGATGGTCTTTCTTCCTTCTCTGGATTTTTATCGGCAGCGAGGTCTCGTAATTGGGAGTTAGCTTCTAATGAGATGCTTGATAGCTTATGGAATAGGCAAACCCCCAAACGTGCCAAAAGGCATGCAGAACAATTCAAAACAGGCAGCTTTAACTCTCTATATTAGCTGCACAACAAAGAAGGAAAAACCAATGTTTAAAAAAACCTTAGGGCTAATGGTCGCAGTTTCATTAGCTTGTATTTCATCAGCGGTTAGTGCAGCAACTGACTTGCCGCCACTGGACATTAGTCAAGCTCCTGAATGGTTAGGCTACGCCATAGCTATTCTTTATGGATTTTCACATGTAGTAGCTGTACTACCAGCATCAATTAAAAGCAAGTTGCCATCATGGTTCTTGAATCTAATTGACTTAGTTGCCGCAAACTATGGTAGTGCAAAGAATAAAGATCCGGGTAAGTAGTGAAAGCTGCTCTCCAGATTATTGCTTTGTTATTAGAGTTCTTAATCCAAGCTAAAAGGCGCAGTGATGATGAAGAGAAAAAGAAACGGGTTGATGCGGCAAAGTCTGATCCTATTAATTACCTTCGTCAGTTTGGTCGGGTGCAGCACGATGGGAATGATAGCAGCCAGCAGTCAGCCCAAACCCTGCCAGATAAACAAGCCAAGGTTGATAAACACCAAAGTTAATGAAACCCACTTCATAATACCAATCAATGAGATGGGCGAAATTACTGGTTATATCGAGCAGCTAAGGCTTTGTGCTGGCATTGATTAAGAACATAAGAGCGGCACTGTAACTGCACGTAAAGCCGCCAAAGGCGGGAGCAATCCCGCCTTCCCTTCGGGGAAAGCTCGTTTAACTAAATGAATGAATCAACATTTACTTAAACCAGTTTTTACGGGTTTGAATGTGAACGGGTCCTTTCCGGGGGGTCGGAACCACTACGGGTTTCGAACTCGCAGAAAGTCGCTCACTTTTAAAATTTTTTCATTTTTTACGGTTTCCGCTTTCCGCATGTCTGAGCCAATATTCAACCCCAACTTAAAGTTTGGTCAAAAGCAGATAAGTGAGCTGCTTGGAATCTCAGACAGACAAGTAAGAAACCTGCAAAATCAAGGCATTCTGCCAAAAGCGAATGGTCGTAACGGGATTGATCCTAAAGCCTGTTTACGAGCTTATATTTCGTTTAAATCGGTGGACAAGCCAGAAGAACCAAAACCGGAAGCTGACGATTTTGAGTCAGAAAAGAAGCGTGAACAGCAGCTCAAAAATGATGAGCGCGAAGAACGTATCAAACTATCACAAGTAAAACGCCGAGTTCTCGAAAAACAATATGCTCCTATTTCAATCATTACAGACACCATTTCCATGGTGGCCATTGGGTTAAGAACGCGAGTTGATTCGTGGTTACCTAAATTAAAAATGGCCTCGCCAGATATGACGATTGAGCAAATTGAATTACTCAAGCGTGAATTAGCCATGGCATTGAATGAACTTGCAGACGTTAAACCAGATCTCTCAGCATACGAAGATAGCGATATCGAGAGCGGTTTCGCTAGCATTGAATCCTTTGAGGGCAACGATACCGATTACAGCGGTTGAGTGGGCCGATAAATATTTCCGCCTCCCGGAAGGCAGTTCGCAAATTGCTGGCGCTTGGGTAACGCAACCATTACAAGTTGCTTTGCTCAACATGATGACAAACGACAGCATACGTTTGTTAGGCATCAAAAAGTCAGCGCGTCTTGGTTACACCAAAATGATGGTGGCCGCGCTTTTATATTTGGCTGAACACAAAAAGCGAAGCGCTGTAGTTTATCAACCAGTTGATGATGAGTCAGACGAGTTCGTAATAGATGAGGTTGATTCGGTTATTGCCGAAATGCCCATCATTCAGAAAATTTTTCCAGATTGGGCTGTTAAGAGCGAAAACAACAAAGTATCAAAAAAGGTGATGGTTGGTTCAATCATCGACTTTCGTGGTGCAACTGCACCGGGTAACTTTCGCCGTTTAACAAAGCAGCTCGTAATTGGTGACGAAGTTAACGCATGGCCATTAGAAGTTGGTAAAAAAGGCAAGGGAGAAGGTAACCCAATTAAGCTGGCTTTGCAGCGCTTAAAAGGGGCGAGTTTTCCAAAAGCAATTTTTGGTACAACACCAACGGTTGATGGTAATTCGCATATATCAAACATCCTTGATGACTGCGATTTAATATTCAGATTTTATTTACCGTGTCCGCATTGCGGCACGGAGCAAGTACTTGAGTTCGGTGAGCGTGACGGTGAACTAAAAGAGTACGGCTTACTTTGGGATGACACCCTCAGCACTAACGAGAAAAAAGCGAGAACGGCGCACTATAAGTGCTGCAATACATCAGAGTGCGGTCAATCATTCCACTATGCCGACTTAACAAAAATGGAGCTTGCTGGCAGATGGATTGCCGAAGACTTAACGTGGACTAAGGACGGTCTAAATTTTTACACCGAGGATGGCCGCCGAACTCAACCACCTAAAAAGGTTGGTATTGAAATCAACGCACTTTACTCACTCAACCTTGATGGCTGGGGTGAGATTGTAGCCGAATGGCTTAGCGCAAAAGGCAAGCCAGCCAACGAACGTGCATTCATAAACACCGTGCTTGGTCAAGACTACAAAGAAGACACTACCGAATTACTTGATCATGAAGTACTGCACGAACGCCGAGAGAAATATAAATCTCAAGTGCCAGATGGTGCTGTTTACTTAACTGGTGGAATTGATAGCCAGCGCAACCGATACGAGTTGTTCGTGTGGGGTTGGGGGCCAAATGATGAAAAGTGGCTTGTCGATAAGCAAATCATTATGGGTGATTACGACAGTGAAAAAACCCTAAAGAAAGTCGACAAAGCTATTGATGCCATTTACAAGCGCTCAGACGGTAGCGAAATGAAAGTGGGGCGCTGGTGTTGGGATACAGGTGGTATTGATCCAGATATTGTAAACAAGCGAAGCAAAAAGCACGGCTTGTTTAGAGTTATCCCAATTAAAGGCGCGAACGTATATGGCAAACCTATTGCCAACTTTCCACTTAAGCGCAACAAGAACGGCGTTTATCACACCGAAATTGGTACTGATACAGCTAAAGATTTGCTGTATCTGCACATGGAAAAGAACCCGTTAGAAAAAGGCATTGACCCAGATGGCCTCATGCACTTACCGCTTAATGACGATATTTGTGACGAAACTATTTGTCAGCAATTAGCCTCCGAGCGGCTAGTAGAAATTAACGGCAATATGCGTTGGAGTAACGAGGGACGAAGAAACGAAGCACTCGATTGTTTAGTTTATGC